AGCGCTGGCTGGCGGTATCGCCTCTGGTTATTCCTCTAACATCCTGAAAGGGCAGCCGGTCAAGTATGTGACCGGTGGCACCATTGAGGCTGCTGCGGCCGGGGATTCATTTGCCGGCGCTTTCTCAGGTGTAGAGTTTACTGACACCACCGGCCGTCGTCAGGTCTCGAACTACTGGCCCGCCAACACGGCGTACCAGACCGGTTCGTGCGTGGCCTATTTCTACAACGACCCTTTGATCGTTTACGAGATTCAGGCCACCGGTTCGCTTGCACAGAGCTCGATTGGCGACGAGGCCGACCTGAGCAACGTCACCGCGGGCTCCACGACCACGGGGTTGTCACAATGCACCCTCTCAACCACCTTGGCTGGGGCTGGCAACAGCGCACAGATGCGGATCGTTGATCTTGCTCCGTACCCTGACAATGCCTGGGATGATGCGTACACGGTTGTACGCGCAACCATTAATGAGGCGCAGTTCCAGGCGTCCGTTAACGCCATCTAAAGGGGATAGATCATGGCCGCTCCGATGCGGAGTACCGACTTTCGTTCGATTGTCGAGCCCATTCTCAACGAGTGCTTTGATGGCGTATACGATCAGCGCACCGACGAATGGTCAAGGGTTTTCAAAGAGCAGGAAGGCATCCCCCGCAACTACCACGAAGAACCGGTCCTGTACGGTTTTGGTGCCGCCCCCCAGCTTCCTGATGGTTCCCCTGTGTCCTATCAGCAAGGTGGAGTGTTGTTCCTCAAGCGCTATGTCTACAATGTGTATGGCCTCGCCTTCGCATTGACCAAGGTGCTTGTTGAGGACGGCGACCATATCCGTATCGGCCAGGTGTATGCGCGGCATCTCGCTCAGTCCCTGATCGAGACCAAGGAGACCCTCTCTGCCAACATCCTCAACAGGGCTTTCAACAGCGCCTATCCGGGCGGTGACGGGGTTCAACTCAACAGCGCAAGCCACCCCATCGTCAACGGCACCGCCTCAAACCTGCTGACCACCGCAGCGAACCTCTCGCAGACCTCGCTTGAGCAGATGCTGATCCAGGTCCGGCAGGCTGTGGACAACAACGGCAAGAAGATTCGCCTGGTTCCGCGCCAACTGGTGGTGGCACCCGGCAACGTCTTCCAGGCCGAGGTGCTGCTGAAGTCCGTTCTTCGTGCCGGCAACGCCAACAACGACATCAACCCGATCAAGTCCATCGGCTTGCTCGACGAGGGTGCCGCTGTGCTGTCTCGTCTCACCAGCTCTACCGCCTGGTGGGTCCAGACTGACGCGCCTGAGGGCATGAAGATGATGATGCGACGCAAACTAGAGAAGACCATGGAAGGTGACTTCGAGACTGACTCGATGCGCTACAAGGCAACCGAGCGTTACGATGTCGGTTTCACCGACTGGCGTGCCATGTACGGCACACCTGGCGTCTAACATGGGCAGGGGGGGCTTGCCCCCCCTTCTTCACTTCCTAGGAGAGCGTAATGCCGAATCTACTTGTAACACGGTTCCCCAACGGGGTAACCAATGTCGGAGATGATTCGCCGTTTGCTGATCTGAAAACGCCAGCGCCAACTCTTTTTCATACTTACTTCGAGGACTTCGACTACTACACGGCCGGAGACTGGACGGTAACTGAAACTGACGCATCGGCTACCCAGGCGTTGACTGATGGCGATGGCGGTCTGCTTCTGATAACCAACACCGCAGCAGACAATGACCTCGTTTCCTTGCAGAAAAAGGGCGAGTCATTCAAATTTGAGTCGGGCAAGAAACTGTTTTTTGAGGCCCGACTCAAGGTGAGCGACGCAACCGAGTCTGATCTGGTGATCGGTCTGCAGATCACGGACACGACGCCGCTCGATGTGACGGACGGGGTGTTTTTCATCAAATCAGACGGAGCCGCCACGGTCAACCTTCTGGTCGAAAAGAACAACACCGCAACCACGACATCGTCCATAACGACCATGGCCAACGATACCTTCGTCCGGCTTGGCTTTTACTACGATGGCTCGTCTACGATTGAATACTCCGTCAACGGCGTGGTGGGGGGCACCTCGGTGACCACCAACCTGCCAGATGATGAAGATATGACGATCACGATAGCGATCCAGAACGGACAGGCCGCCGCCAAGACCATGACGGTGGATTACGTCTTTGTGGCCAAGGAGAGATAAGCCATGGGACAGTTCAAGCCAATGATCAAGATGCAAACGACCGAGCCCAGCGTCGTTCTGAAGCTCAAAAAGGGCGGCGCCGTGAGGTCGATGGTCAAGATGAGGCACGGTAACGTCTCTGGCCACAAGAAGATGGCCAACGGCGGGGGCGCGATGGGTGCCATGATGGGCACCCCCGCGCTTGTGGGCAGGCCGGCCCTGAACGCACCCGTGCGCTCACCCGGCAGGCCATCGCTGGCATCGCGCCGCAGGGCGATGATGCCCAGGGGCACCATGAAAAAGGGCGGGGCACCGGTTTCATCTAAGATGGAAGAGAAGCTGCATGAGCACGCATCAAAGCCCGCCAGCAAGGCCCACAAAGGCCTGAAGACGGGCGGTGTTGCGCTGGGTAACGCCGGTGGATTCAAGAAAGGCGGGGCCGTCAACACCGAGATGCACACCTCGAAACACGACGCCAAATCCGGCGGTCAAACTAAGGGCGTAAGGCACGGCAACGCCGGTGGCTACAAGACCGGCGGGGTCACCCTCGGAAACGGTGGTGGCTACAGGTCGGGCGGAAATGCCACCAAAAAATATAAAGATGGCAAGTTAGTCACTGACCGCGATGTTATAGAGGCCACGGCTCAACCGACAAAGGGACCAGGAATAATTCAGAGACTTTTGGGTCAAAAACCAATACAGCGGCGCAAGCCAATGACCGTGGAAGAAGCAATAGCCGCCCAAGACGCACCACCAGGAATGGGTTCCGTAACTGAAACTGAAAAGTCCGTAACGGTTACACCAAGAAAAAAGCGCGGCGGTCGCGCCTGTTAGAAAAAAGCGGGGACCCAGGTCCTCGCTTTTAACTGGAGAAAACGATGGCTGACGCTGTTGCAACCCAGACGCTAGTAGACAACGAGCGTATGGCGATTATGAAGTTCACCAACATTTCAGACGGCACCGGCGAGAACAAGGTCCTGAAGGTGGACGTATCAGCCCTCAACCCTGCCGCCAATGGGGGTGCCTGTGACGGGGTTACGATCTATAGGATTCATGCCGCAACAAATGGCATGGAGGTAGAGGTTTTCTGGGACGCCACCACGGACATATTCTGTTGGGGCATCCCGCAGAACACCTTCTACAGCATGGACTTCTCTGCCATGAGCGGCCTGACCAATAATGCCGGGGCCGGCAAGACAGGCGATGTTCTTTTCAGCACCCTGAATCAAACGAGCGGTGACTTCTACACCATCATCCTTGAGATGGTGAAGCACTATGTGCAACCGGTCAACTACACGCTGCCGCCCAACCCAGGCTCTGGATATGAATGATGCCGGCGACTAGCAAGGCCCAATTCAGGTTTATGAAGGCCGCCGCAAGCAACCCTGCGTTCGCCAAAAGATCAGGCATCGCCCCCTCCGTGGCCTCGGAGTTTACCTCCGCCAACAGCGGCAAGAGGTCCTACTCCAGGCTTCCTGAGCACAAGGCATCGGGTGGCGGTCTTTATGCCAACATCGCCGCCAAGAAAAGAAGGATAGCCCAAGGCTCCGGGGAAAGGATGCGCAAACCGGGCTCACCCGGTGCCCCCACCGCGGAGGCGTTCAGAGAGTCTGCCAAAACGGCCAAAGCCGAGGGCGGGGTGTCCCTGTCGGTTGGGCGCGGGGAGAAGCTCTCAACCAACAAGGGCGCAGGACTTACCGCAAAGGGCCGAGAGAAATACAACCGCGAGACTGGCAGCAACCTGAAACCGCCCCAGCCCCAAGGGGGGGCAAGAAAAGACTCTTTTTGCGCTCGTATGTCAGGCGTTGTTAAAAATTCAAAAGGGGACGCCCCAAGGGCAAAAGCATCCTTGAGGCGTTGGAAATGCCCCGGATGGTAAAGGAATGCCATGGCTTACTCTGGAACTATAGGGGCCACCACCGTAAGCGTTCAGACGCTGATTGATCATGGTGCCCGCAGGTGTGGAAAACTAGCCGAAGAGCTGACATCTGAACAACTGGTGTCGGCCAAGCAGTCGTTGTTCTTCCTGCTGTCGCACCTCGCCAACAAGGGCATAAATTACTGGTGCATTGACAAAAAAGTCTTTGGCCTGAAGGCCAACCAGTTCATCTACACGATGCCGCTGGGCACCGTTGATGTGCTGAATGTCCTGTACCGCACCCTGAACCGGCCATCGGGCTCCTACACCTCCTCGGCGGGAGGGGTGGTGGCAAATGTTTACGATGAGAACGTTGACACCATCTGCCAGCAGAGCGCCGCCAACGGCAACATATCGGTCAATTACGGCACCGACAACCCCATCTACGCGGGTTCCATAGGATTTCTGCCCTACGTCGCCGGTGGCGGGTCGGCGACATGGTCGATCATCTACGAGTACAGCACCGATGGCTCCACATGGAGCACGCTTGTTGATCTGGGCGAGATAAGTATCACAGACAATGAGTGGGTATGGACCGACATAGACCCCGGCCAGTCGGTGGAGTATTACCGCATAAGGGCCTATGCCAGCACCACGCTCGCGCTCCGCGAGTGGTATGTCGGAAACAACGCGCTCCTGGTGCAGATGTCGCGCCTGAATCGCGACGACTACACCAACCTGCCGAACCAGAACTTCACGGCAAATCAGCCCTACCAGTTCTGGTTTGACCGCAACGTACCGAATCCAAACCTATACCTCTGGCCAGTACCGGACGATTCTTTCATCCAGATGACGGTCTGGTATCAGCGCCAGGTCATGGATGTTGGGGCGCTGACGGGCGAGATTGAGATACCGCAGCGCTGGTACGAGGCGCTGGTCTTCATGCTATCGCACAGGATGAGCCTGGAGCTGCCCCTGGTT